ATTTGTCTTTGTTTTTTAATTATACCGCAATATAAAACTTATTTACTTATAAACAAAATTTTTAATAACTTTTTTTCAATTATTTTTATTTATCAATACTGCTTTACTTTCTTCAAGAAGATAACAAGGTTTTAAAACTTTCTTATTATTCCACATTGTAGTATCTGGACAATACTTATTTACTGCCTTTGGGAGTTCAATATCATTCAACCAAAACAAATAGTTTGCCTTTGGGTCATTTACAAAGTATAGAGCAACTTTACCAGTACCGATTAGCTTATCGTATTTAAATTTTTCAAGCATCTTGGTATCATAGTGTTTATTTCTAAACTTCATTTCAATAACACATTCTTTTCCTTTAGGGGTTAATCCCTCTGCATCCCAACTTTCAGAACCCTCCCCAGTCCATTTAAGTTTCCAACCGTCAAGGTTTAATATTTGTACTATTGTTTTTTCTAACTTATGAATTTTGTTTATCATATATTCTATCTATATCAGCTATCCACATATTGTAAATCTTACCGTTACAAGTACAAGGTTCTGAATATTTATGGTTATAATAATTTGCGTGTAATGTACATAAAATTTTCCTATACTCTGGGGTTAATTTGTTTGTTACATTTGCTTTAAAATCTATCCAAATAATTTTGTCCTGTTCAGTCATAATTCTTTATATTTATTAGCTAACATTATATAATGGTAGTCAGTATTACTTAATTTTAGTTTTAACAAATCTTCTTTAACTTCCTTTCTTTTATTACCTACTGGCAGTTTATCCATTAACTGTTGTAGCTTCTGTGTTAGTTTCTTTCTATACATAATGATTAAAATATTCTGCAAGTATTAATTCTTTTGTTTCTATTGGTAGAGGTGTATGGTATGTAGTTATATTTTGATTAGTAAATTTTCTTCTTATTCTTTGTACCCTGCTGTAAAGTTTAAAATAAGGCAAGTTGTATTCTTTACAGAAATTAGAGAGATTTTGATTATATAATAAATACAATAACGCAACATCAACATCAGTAATTTTAGATAATTTTTCTTCAATATCTTGCTTTATAATCTCATTGTTATTTACATTATAATTTGTATTAACATCAAGTTGGTCGGTATTATTTTTTCTGTTAAAATTTCCATCAAAATATGGTATCCATTGAATTTTGTTATCAATAACTAACCTAACACCATAATCTTTATTTAAATTATGGTAAATCTTAATAAATTCTTTTTTATTTAAAAATTGACTTATTGTGCTATGGTGTTCGTTTTTATTTTCACAATAATCTGTAATAGAATTATAAACAACACCTTTTTTAAGACATATTACTCTTTTTTCATTAGCACCGATTGTACCCATTTCACCGCCAGAAGATAAATTAACTAAATGACCTTTACCTCTACTTCTTCTTCCGTATTTTTTAATTAAATTAACTTCAATTTTACAAGCTTCTTCTTTTGTTAAATTATCTTTATATATTTGAACTAAAGGTTTTCCATATTTTTTTACATAATTATGCCAAAATTTATTTCTACCTATAAAATCGTATGCTCTTTTTTCATACCCTATACCTACATAAAATACCTTATTATCTAATTTTCTTCTATGTAAATAAACCACCTTATCATTCATAGCTTTACCAAAGTTCTATATCGTTTAAATCATCTTTACGCTTGTCGCACCCACACGATTCATAACCTAAATAGTCAGCTACCTTTTTAACAATCCATTTAATTCCAGTATAAGTTGTAATCAGTTCTATAAAGTTTCCGAGTTTCATAATAGTAAATTTATTTTGTTTAATAATCTATTTTCTATTTCGTAAGTATCTGCTTTCATTTCAAAACAAGTACCATTGTCTCTATTTCTTACATCTCCCTTTTTATAAAAAAATGATTTATTTATTAATTCATCTTTAGTAACCCAACCACATATTTCTAAATTATTTGTTTTTTTATTCAAACTATTAAAAATATAAATATCACAATCAAAGTCCTTTTGAAATCCAATAAAATTATGTACAAAGTAAGGTTTCATATTTACTGTTCTTCCCATTGTTTTAACATCAATCTTCTTGCCTTTGTATTCTAAATCAAAACCTCCATCAAAACCATTTATATATTTATGCTTTAAACCAAAAATACTTTTTGTTAATACCTCCCCAATCAAACCGACAAACTGTTGTTCTTTGTTTCCATTTGCAGAATGTCTATTGCCCATATTATTTTCAGATAAATAATCCCAACATTCTAATTTCAAATTATAAGGTATATTTAAAATCATAATAAATCATCTTTAAGTTTATTCTTTACTTTGTTGTATGTATTGTAAAGAGAATAGTAACCAATCTTTGTTTCTCTACTTAATTCAGCCACACTCTTTCCCTTTGCTATCAATTCAAATACTTTCTTGTCATACCAATAAACATCATTTACTGCCCTTAAATAACCATTTAAAAACGTTTCATATTGTTCTTCATATTCCATAGGGTCAATTTCCTCAAACTGTTTATGTATTTCATCTAAACTCACTTTAGTAATCTTCTTGTTACTTCTTAAAAAAGAAACATAAATACCTCTTAACTGTTTAAATATATAATAGTAGTTTATTTCTCCGTCTTCATACCATATATTCTTACCTTCTTTTTCATACCTAATCAAATAAATGTACATTTCTTGCACTATGTCCTCTGAAATGTTTTTAGGACATCCAAAAGAATTAACTATGTTAATCCAAGTTTGATGTTTCTTTGCAGCTTGTTCGATTAAGTTTGACATTTTAAAATGGTATTTCTTTATGTTTTGGTTGGTTTGTTATAAAATCCTTTAATGGGTCATATATATTTCCTACTACAAAAGGCAATCCAAATCTGTTTATACTAAAGCTAAATGTATCAAAAGCATATCCTCTACTGATTTTACATATTGCGGTAACATTATCTGGGTGTACTGTATTTGCTTCTAAACTAATTGCAGTTTCACATTTTTTATAAAGAAAGCTACCTAAATGCCCAGTCGCTTTATCTGTTCCATAATTACTATGTATAACAGTAATTATATGACAATCATATTTAGCTGATAACTCCATTATTTTCTGCACACAAAGGTTTGATTCTTCTAAATTATTTACATCACTTACAAGGTCAGCAATACCATCTATCACTATAAGTCCATTGTTACCTTTGTTTTGTTCTAATATATATTCTATAAATTTAATTCTTGTTTTATAATTTATTGTTCTTAAAGCATAAGTTTTATAACAACCTAAATCTGTTGTAGCTGCCATATCCTCTACTCTTTTAAAAACCCTTTGCGAGTGCCAATGACCTTGCTCTGTATCAAAATGAATTAAACACCTTCCATCTCTATGCCCTTTTATATCTCCGCCAAAATTATTCTGACCGCTTAAATAAACACTTGCTAATAATGATATAAAAAATGTTTTCTTTGTCTTTGGTGGTGCTTGTACAAAACTAAAATTTCCATACGTTCCTATTGCTATTGGTATATTTATATCTCCGTTTTTTGTTTGTATTGTTTTTTTTCCTAAACTTATAGCAGTTGGTGGGTATTCTAAAATATCATCAGTTGATACACTACACTCCTGTTCTATAAGTTCCATTTCCATATTCTCTATGGTCTTTTCCTCTGAAATCTGTTCTGTCATTTAAATTATTTTGTGTCATTAATTTTTGTCTAATATATAAAAAAAAAGGGTAGCTTTTACACTACCCTATAATTTTTAAAATGGTAAGTCGCTTACAACTTCCTCTTGTAACGCTTCTTTGACTTCTTTTTCAGCGTTTACAATACAACCATTATTCCAAACAACTTTCCCATTCCCTACGTAGCTTCTTTGCTTTTTAGCTTCGTTTTCTTCTTTGGTTTGACTTACATAAATTGAAGCGTTGTTACCGAACCTTGTTTCATCGTTTACTGACATTGTAAGGTTCAAATAAACTGCTCCATCTTTTCCTGCTACAAATTTTTCCTTTGGTAATTTGTCTACTCTGATACTGTAATTAATAATTGCACTCATAATAATTCTATTTTAATTTAGGTTAATATACTACTTTTTAAATGATTCTGATTCATCTTCTCCAAATACTCCGAGTTCATAGAACCCAGTTAATTTAAGAACTGCTCTTGACATTGCTCTTTTCTCTGCCATTTCAGCAACGTACCAAGAGTTTGTGTTACCGTCTTTGTACCCTTGCCCCTTTAATGCTGAACCAAATGTTTCTATTTTTTTACCATCTTTTTCAGCACTTGCTTTAAATACTGCAAAGTAAGATTCACATCTTATTACTTCATAAGTAACACTCATTTGTTCTACTGCTTGTATTTTGTCAATACCTTGTCTTGTAATAATAACATAGTGCTGATGCTTAAATACATCATCTTTTGTTAATCCGTACTTTTTGTACAACTCAATTAATTTGTCTTTGTTCATTGTTTTATTGTTTTAAAATTTATTTGTTTACTGATTTCTAATTGTGCTTCTAAAAAAGCTACTCTATTCTCTAAAGCCTCTATCCTATTATGTAGGTACTCTTGATAATCTTGGTTCATAATGTTTACTCTTTTAATGTCTTCTCTGTGTGTCATAAGTTATTGTTTTTCAAATATATAAAAATTTATTTAATTAATCATCTATTTTTACGTTTAATCCTAAATAATTTCTTGTTCCTCTTTTTGGTTTTTTAACTTGGTAGTTAATTCTTATATCAGTTAAATTACTATCTTCCTCTAAATGATACTCTATTTGTTTTTTTAGCTTTTCCCAAGCTTCTGTATTTATCATAATCTATTCGTAAAATTCTTCTATTGTTAATTGATTAAATCCCATCCCTGTTAAAAGGTCAGTCCATAATGTATGTAGTTCTTCTAAAGTAACATCTGAATGGTCTACTTCAATAGAAAACTTTTTGTCATAATGTTTAATTGATAATATTAATGGTTCATTCATTTCTAATTGTTTTATTGATTCTTTGTATTCTGTTTCTGAATTTATTTTTGCCATAATGTTTTTTTTTAATATTCTTCAAATAATTCATAAGGACTTATATTTGTATTAAATACTAAATTCATATTCAGAACAGTATTGTATAATAATAAATGTATATGTTCAACTTGTTCTAAATCCTCTACAACTGACTGAACTAATGCAGGAAATTTTACATTTTCTTTTTCTAAAATTTCTTTGTAATGTGGTTTTAATCTGTCTATTAATCTCATAATATTTGTTTTAATAGGGGTTTTTACACCCCCTTTGTTATTTATTTTGCAAAATGTATTTTGTGAATACTTAAGGTTTTTAATGTTGGATATATCCAATTTTGTTTTACTCCTTGAATCTTAAGAGATTCTATTAATAAAAATTTTAAGTTTAAAAAATCATTAATGTTTGATGAATTTGTCATAATATTTTGTCTTTAATTGTATAGGTTAGTTCCTAAATACACCGCAATATAAAACAAATATTTTAATTACAAACAATAAATGTTAATTATTTTTAAAAAAATTTAAAATAAGTACAAAAAAAAAAGGATTACTAATTAAAGTAACCCTTTCAAAATAAAGACAAAATTGAGAAAAGTAAAAATCTTAATGACATTCAAATATAGTCATAATAATTGATATATCTATTTTAAGTTATCAACCTTATGTTTATAAACCTCTATTAGTTCTAATAATTCTATATCTGTAAATTTTTGTATTTGTCTGCTTTTAATAAGTAATCTATCTGCTTTATCTTCTCCTAAATGTTTAGCAAATAAATATTGTTCTCCATATCTGTAAACGTTACAACCCATACATTGAACCTCTACGTTATTTTCATCCCACCGAGTAGAATAATGCTTCCTACTCATAAAGTGTCCTGCTTGTAAGTTTTTCCAATGGTCTTGTTTACCACAAGTAATACATTCAGCTATATCATTTTTAGCATATCTTCTACGTATGTAAATACTAAAGATTGCATCTAACTTTTTAACTATTGTTTTTCTATTTGCTTTACGTGGCATTAATGACCTATTCCATTATCAATAGTTTCTATTATGTGTCTGAATACACTACGTTCCTGTTCCCCAGTAACATCTACACCATTTAATATCAATCTATAATAATCTTTTTTATCTGTTTTTTTTAATTGAATAGAGTTCATATATCTTATATTTTTATTTATATATATTTTTTTAATGTTTTTTATAACTATTTTTATATAATTATTTTATAAATGTTTTTTATAACTATTTTTATAAATATATTTTTATATAATTGTAATAATAAAAAATTCAAATTTATATATTTTTTTTTAAATAAAAAAGAAAAAAATAAATTATTTTTTAATTGTTATATTTCCTGCTACTTTTTCCACACTCCTACCAACTACATACCCACCGATACCTAACTGTAACAAGTTCCAAAACTCATTCTCTAAAGGTGGGATAGGTAAATTAAACAAAGGTGCAATGAATTTAACGTAGATAACTATAAAACCAAACGCTAACATT